TTAATAAAGACCAATCATCACTAGAGCCACTTTCTCTTATATATATTCTACCTCCAGATATTCTATTTGCATATCTACTAGATGCACTAGAAGGGTTATGATTTGCGTATACATTTAAAAGAAGTTTCTTTAAACCTGTAGCTGTAAATGTATTAGATATAGTATGCAATAAAGATTCTTGATTACCGTCATATATAAAAGTACAAGCAAACTCGTAAGTCTTAGCTTCCCAAAGTCCAGAGTCAGTACTTTCTGCAACAGATATACTCCAACCTAAACCATCTGTTTTCCCAAACTCAACAGACCCATCTATACTTCCAGAGGCTATGTAGGCTCCTACAGTAGGCTTAGCTAAGTCATTGTTTTCTGCATACAAGTTAGACTCTACAGAGTAGCTTATAAAGTTGTCTATTTCTCCAGATGCTCCAGACTCAGCGGCAAAAAACATATCTCTTTTAATATATCCATACCACTTAGGTTTAGAGGCATTTAGCCTGTTTCCATCAGCAACTCTAGTAGCTCCATTAGCAGAGTAAAAAACCCAATTAGGAAAAGTAGAGCTTGTTGCTATTGTTTCCATATCTATAACGTCAACTGTTTTTACGGGACTTGTGGAAGCTCTAAATACATCTATCTTGTTATCATCTGCGTTTCCCAATAATAAAGCAACGTCGTCTTGTACTCCAATTCTTTTAAATGTAACTGTAGTGCCAGCTTCTATAGCTTCATGTGCTAAGTTTTCATCTATCCTCATCAACAAAGCATGCTCTGTGCTTTTTACTGTTATAACGTCTCCATTGTAGTTTGCTATAAAATTTGCAGTTCCAGAAGAAACAAATGTTTGGTCAACTCCTAAAACAGTAAAAACTCCATTGTTACTTGAAGTCCCACTAACTGATATTTTGATAGGAAAACTTGAATTTAAAATATCATTTAAAAAATTATTATTAGCATGCGTAAGTAATCCTGTGCTAGCACTTATTGCAATCCAGCTAGAAGCAGGGTAAGTTAATTGAGTGCTTGGTTGAGTATCAGACCTTGATAAGAAACCAATATAATAATTTGAAGATGTTCCGTCATCATTTCCAAGTGTATTTATTGTTACATTACCACTAGGAGATATACCAGTTAAACTAAATCCAGCAACTGCAGTTTCATCGTCATACTCAAAGTAATGCAGTCCATATCCGGGATTTACAGATGCAGTAAAGACTCCTGTGCTTGTACCATCAAAGTCTAAAGCTTCACCATCTGTTAATTCATCAAACTTACCTCTAGGTTTTAACTCCCCACGATTAGATAAGTCAAAATTTACAATCTCAACAGCTTCACCAGATGATAAGTCCCTGCGATTCTTGACATTGTTTATACCTTTGGAAAAGTCATTTATATTTAAATATGTTTTTGGCATTTAATCTCTTATTTCTATGTGAACTAAGTCGTCAAAGCCATTATCTTTTACATCCCCATCACTATTCCAGTCGCCGCCCCAACGAATTTTTAAACCTAGCTGATGAGCTATACCTCTTATCATTCCACCCATGTAATGAAATCCGTCTCTGTTTTCCCAGTCTATTGGATAGGGAGCTAAATCTACCGCCTTACCCTCCATGTGCCTTGAATACTTTACTTTCGTGGCTCCCTTTTCCAATAACTCTTTTTGTCTTTCTTCACTTCGCAAACCTTCTATGATAGTAACATCCATTACTTTGATTAACTCATCTAATACTTTGATAAGCCTATGGTCTACACCTTTCAATCTTTTCTTACTTTTTCTTCCAAACTTATACATAAGATACCTACTTCTTTTTTCTTCTAGTAGCTTTTCTTTTGGTAACTTTTTTCTTACCACCACGTATTAAATCTGAGTCTGCTTTTCTAGCTCCACCTTTACCTGTAGCAAAGCTTCTAACCCTGCCTGCCGCCCATTGATGAGCACTAACTCCGGGTCTAGAACCACTAGAATAAAAAGCACCAAGTCCTCTAGAGTAAACTTTGTTTAATGTGGACTTTGATATACCTGAACTTTTAGAATACTTACTTACAACGGAAGCTTTACTTCCTCCGCTTTTTGGCTTTGCTTTTCTTTTTGCTGGTTTTCTTGCCACTTTTACTCCTTTGCTTTGATATTTTATCCATCATAGCAGGTGTCAACCTACCAGATTTATAGAGCTTTCTAGTTCTAAGTATCTCAGACTCTGATTTCTTTTTGTTTTTAGAACCCTTAACATATTTTTTAGGAACACCTCTTTTTGTTTTAGGAACTTTCTTAAATTTTCTAGCCATTATTTCTTAATCTTTTTAACTTTTCCATTTTTAGTTCTAGCAAACTTATGAGTTTTTGTTTCTCTTATTAATGTTCCAGAGTAAGTTTTGCCACCCCATTTCCATTTAACTGCCTTAGCCATTATTTCTTTTTTGCTTTAGAGTGTTTCATTTGAACTTTAAAGTCAGCCATAATGCTAGCTCCTTTATGAGACTTGAACTTACCACTATGTTTCATAAGCTTGTAACTCGAACCAGACTTCATCCAATGATAACCCTTAGGTGCTTTTACTTTTTTATTCATTTCTTTTTACTCCTTGCTTTCTTAGCTTTATTTCTTGCACTAATAGCCTTAGCTTTTCTTTTAGCATCTGCTTTTGAACTAGCACCCCATGCTCTTAATGAAAGTAGTAACCTTGTAGGCTTACCATTTTTCTTTTCAGGGCCGGGCATACCACCCATCCTAGCAAGGAAGCTAGCCCTTCTAGGATTGTCACCAGATTTAACAGGTGCTTTTAAAGTTCCACCTTTGTAACTAGCTCTACCCTTAGCATTCAATCCACCCTTAGGGTTCTTGCCTGCTTTTCTTGTCCAAGCTGGAGACTTAGGTTTTCTTTTTGCCTTAGGCATTATGCCCCTAATTTCTTCATCAAGATACCTTTGATAACTTTCCATAAAGCTTCAAGAATAGCTCTTTCTGTTTTCTCAGAAATTATTGGAATATCAATAGACTTATTAAGCTCATCAATAATCTCATCTTTTGTGTCGTCAGATAATAACTCATCTGCAATCATTTTCATTAACATAATTATTTACTCCTTATGTTTTTTATTTTGTATATTAAGTAAACAATAGTCATAACGCCTATGACTAATTGTAATATTAAATTTATATTAGCTAAGTGAATGCCGTAGTTGGCAAAAGATAAAGATGAAACTTTTAAACTATCCATTAATGCTTTCCATTTATTCTACTAAGAGAACCTTTGATTTCTGAAACTTGATTATCTAAATCATTTACTTCTTTGGTAAGAGCATCAAACTTTCTATCTAATTTGTCATCAGATTGATTCCATCTATTAATAAGCTTTATAATCATGCCTTCCATATTCTCTAATGTTTCAGATTGCCCTTTATTCTCTACTTTTAAATTTTCTAGCGTTTCCTGTTGCCTTGCTGATTTATTAGACATTGATACAACTAGGTAAACAAACATTGCCCCAACTACCCCTATCATTCCAGCTTCGCCATATATCGCCATAAAATCCACTACTTACCTCGTTTCTTTTTTCCCCAACTAAGTGGGTTGATGTTAAATTCTTTTTCATAAAAGGCTACCTTTTCTGCCAGCTCTTGCCTTTCAGCCCTTTCTTCCATGATGTGTTTACTAAGTAAATCCCCAATTTGTTCATTAGCAACAATAACGTTATCCTCAAGTTTTCTAATCCTTGTTTCAATTTGCCAGTAGCCATATACCAACATCCCGATAAGAACTCCAATTTGAGCCAACCATTTAAGGTTAATGCTAACAATGGCATTGTCATCAAGGACAGTAGCACGATAACTTCTAGCGGTATCTGGTTTTTCACTCACCTTACCTCAACTTCTTCCAGTCGTTGATGCTTATAACACCAATTGCTATAATCGCTGATACGACCATGAAACCAATGAACCACAGAATCAGCATCTACTATCTCGGTAAAAACTGTATTTGTAACTGTATCCTGAGGTGTGAGAGGAATGCTTCCTACTATCCATCCTTGACTGCAACTTGGTATTCCTGACATAACTAACAGGAATGTTATAACTCGTATGTACAACTTTAAAATCTCCGTTCTTTAATTTTTTTATTACTTTGTTCATAATACCATCCACCATGCGATTCCTGTTTCAACAACAATATCAGCCATCGTATTATAGGCCCATGCTTTTTTTGTACCATAGGTTTCTTCATCACCTTCAATAAGCCACTCAACAACTTCCCATAATACACCTATAATGAATACACCCATCACACACCAAAAGTCTGTCCAACTTAACCATTGAAATATCTTGCATAAGAAAGCTCCAACGGCTAAGTGATAAGCAGTCCAACCGTCTAATTGGCCTGTGTTGTATTGCCAAGATACTAACGTTGCTAAAGGATTCTTCATTTGGATTGTATCATATTATTTACTAATTCATGTTTACCTACTAACATTCTTCCTGTGCCTCCACCGTGTTCATCTTCACATTTGTCAACATAAGCCTGTTCAATCGTATCCCAACTATCACTTCGCTGTATAACTTCACCATTAAAGGTTAAAAAGTATTTATATCTAGAAGGATAAGTCAGGGTCTCTGTTGTACCATCTGGGTATTTCTTTGTACGAGTCGCACCCGGAGTTGTATTTCTGTACAACTTTAGGTCGTGACCCTTAGAACTTTTCCTTATTAGCATTTACTTGTCCTCTGATTCCTCTTCTTTAGACAAAGATTCTTTAAGCATATTGACAAATGCATTGTATCCGACTGCTAGCTGTTCAGCTACGAATTGATTTGTTCTTTGCTTGTTCTGTATATCATTAAGATGATTTACCATTACTTTTTGCTCATCAGTCATATCCTCAATGATATATTCTTTATCATCTAAGGTCAAGACTGGCTTCTGTTCTTTTTGTTTTTTAGCCATGTTAGACTCCTTGTTTGTTAATTAATCTTCTTTCTTGCTATCTTCGTAAGCTTTCTTAACACCATCTGTCCATATTGCACCCGCAAGTGCTTTTAATTCATCGCTTTCACCACTTACATCCATATCTGGTGTTAATACTTTTCTATGATACTTGTAAGAAATTTCTGCACCATCTTCCATAATAGATGTTTTCGTACGAACATTAATATGCTTGTACTCACCTCTTACTTCATAATCATCTGTTAAAACTTTACTAATCGCCATATTATTTTTCCTTTTTAATTATCCAATTAAACTAAATATGTTGCACTTCCAATTAATCTTCCATTAACTGGAAATTCTGTGTTTGTCAAGTCTCCATCGCCACCTGTGCTATCAAATTGCCTTAGTCTAATATGAGTTCCACCATTATCAATAAAACCATGAATACTTTCACTTGCTGTTATTGACATTCCTGTAACAAATCCAATTGAAAAAGCTGGTCTTGCACCTACATTTTTAGAAGTAAATGGGAGTCCTTCTATTCTTAATGCACCACTAACAGAACCTATATTGTCTGGTTTTATTTGTAATTGTATATGGACTAAGTTTCCTATTTTTGTATAACTTCCTTGCTGTTGGTCACTTGCATAACTTGTAGCATTATTAGTTCCGTCACTATATACAGGAGTAAATGTACCTTCTTCGTAGTCATCCAGAGTATTTGCATCTGAACTTGCACTACTACTTGCATCATCTGGAAAGTTTATACCATCTTTTACATATAGAGTTTGCCATGCTCTTGTTGTGCTTCCTAAGTCTTGAGTATCATCAGCCCCAGGTTCTAATCTACCATTATATAATCTAGCATTAATAGTATTTGCAACAGCCAATTTTAGTTGGTCATCGCTATGGTCATATTGAATCCAACCAGCTTGACTCGCATCATTAAAATATATAGTTTGACTGCTTGTATTTCCAGCACCTAAGTAAAATGAACCCACAGAACTATTACCAAGCGTTACTGAATTATCTGCTTGTCCTGTTGCAGTAGCACCTATTACTATTTGATTAGTCCCTCCAACTGCACTTGTTCTTGCTTGTTGCCCTATAGTTACATTTTTAGTTCCTGTTGTAATATTATCACCAGCTTCCATACCAACTGCTACGTTGTTATCTCCTTGAGAAACTGCACCTAAACTTGCATATCCTACAGCAGTATTTTGCAATGCTCCATTCAATGCTCCATCAAGTGAATAACTTCCTATAGAAACATTTTTAAGACATTCAGCATCTGACCATGCTCCACCTTGAGATTGATAACCTATAGCGATATTGTCATCTGAACCT